GCCAGCGCGGTTTGGCGGTTCTTCAGAATTTCGATCGCTTGCCCCAGCCGCGTCTGCTCTGCGGTCAAGTTCCGCGTGTCCACGCCCGCTTTTTTCAAGTTGACGGACATTTCGGAAAGCGCGGCGCGGTTTTGCTGATACGCGGTTTTCGCCAGCGACGCTTCTTTTTGCGCGGCGCGAAAGTTCGCTTGTAAGGTTTTGCTTGGCTTGTCCGCGGCGCGCATTTCGGCGGCCAGCTTTTTCAGATTCGCTTCCGCGTTCTTCCATTCGCGGCCGGCCGCGATCGTGTCGCGCCCCAGCGTCTTGAACGCGCCGATGCCGTTGCTGGCGGCGTCCAGTTGCTTGATTGCGTTCCCAAGCGTGCCAAGCTGTCTTTGCGCGTCGCCGAACGCCCCCTTGAAAGTGCCGCCCAGCTCCGCCCCGATTATTACCGAAACCGCCGTTTGCACAGCCATCTTATCCCCCGTTCATTTCGTTATGCGCGGCGACCGCCGTCTTGTGCCAGTCGAAAAATTCTTCTTCTTCCATTTGCAGAATGTCTTCAAGCGGCCAATGCGTAATATGCGAAAGCACGACTATTTCGCGGCGGACGTCGCCGCAGAGCCGAAAAAACCCATGTAGACCTTTTGCACCGCCGGGTAGTCCGCTTCGTCGAGTTCGCGTATCACTTCGGGCGCGACTTCGCACAGGTTGGCAAAAAGCAGGATTTCCTTTTCTTCGTCGCTTTTGTCCTTCATGTTCGCGACCGCCAGTCGGTCTTTTACCCGCGACCGGCGCATGGTCAGCTCTTTGTATTCCGTTCCGTCGATGGTCACGGGAAACTTCAGTTTTATCGTGTTGTTCATGGTTGCCCCTTTATAATCCGATCGCGTTGCGGACTTCGGCCATTTGGTCGTTGCCGTCTATCACGCGCGTCATGTTGTCTATGTCGACTTCGACGATTTTCTTTCCGCCGATTTCAAGCGAGTAGTATCGGCACGCCACGTTGCATTGCATCGCGCCCTTGTCGCCCGCCTTCAATTTGCCGAAGTCGATTTCCTTGAACATGCCTTGGACTTTAATGACCATCGGCGTGGTCGCGGTGTCGTCCACCAGCGCGCCGCGGAGCGTCAGTTGCACCGCCTTGTCGGAAACAAGCCCGAACTGCTTCAGCACCTCGGGGTCGTATTCCACCAGCGTGAAGCCGGTTTCCAGTTTTTCCATGCCCATGTCGATTTCGGCTGGCGCGTCCATTCCGCCCGCGCGAAGCTCTTCCGTTTTAATGGCCAGCTTCGGCGGCGATACTTCTTCGACTCGGCCCGCGTATCCGCGGCCGTCGACAAACAAATTGAAATTCTTCAGTATTTTTGGCATTGTGCGCTCCTTTCGTTATTCGAAGATTTCGGTTAAATAATCGTTGACCAGCCGCGAGCGGAACGTTATATGCTCGGCCGGATACGGCGGCGTGAAGTCAAAATCAAAAACGATTTTTCCCTGCTGTATTTGGTCGGGCGTGTTCAGCGAGCCGTCCGCCCAGCATTTGCCGCCAATAATCGCGCCTATGTTTTTCAAGTACCGCAGGTAATTGTTCACGCCTTCGCACACGTCTTCGGTGTAAGTTTTCGTTATGTTCCTGTCCACCGCCCAAAGGTGCGCGCGCAGAAGCGAGTCGTTTATCATGTCCGCCGTCCGGCGCACGCTGATAAAACACCATTTCGCGTCGCCCGCGGTCGTGCGGTTGCCCCACAGCCGGAATCCGTCCTGTTGTATGATTGTCGCGACCTTGTTTTCGTTCAGAAAGTTCGCCACGCATACGGGGTCGCCGAGCGTGAAGTCGACCGGTTTGGAAATCCCGACGATGCCGTTGATTTCCAAGTTCGAAGGCGACCACCAAAAGCCCTTTTCGTTGTCGTTCTTTGCTATCAAGCCAGCGATGCGCGCGGACAGCGGCTCTTCGCGTATGGCGTCGGTTTTCACGTCATAGACCTTCGCCCACGGGTACGCGCAGTAAAGGCGCGGGCTTCCGAAATCTTCGCGATAACTGACCGCTTCTTCTTTCGTTTCGTTCGGGCAGTCCGCGACCGCGATCGCACGCAGGCGTTCCGCGATTCCCAGCAATGCGGAAACGACCGGGTTCGCGTTGCCGTTCGGCCGCTGGTGCGTGAATCCCGGCGCGACCAAAATGCGCGGCTGAACCTTGCACTCCGTTTGCGCCGCCAGCAGGCATTCCGCGCCGCGATACGTGCCGTCCGTGTTCACTCCGCCTATCACGTCGCCCATGGTAATCTTGCCGCCGTCCAGCTGTCCGTCGTCGTCCAGTCGTTCTTCGTTGTCCGGGTCGGCGACATTAACGACCACGACCATTGCGCCCGCTTGGTCGAATATCGCGTCAAGCGCGGCGGGTATCGTGAAGCCGTCTTTGTGTTCGCCGAATATCTTCACGGCTTCGGTGCGGCTTCCCAGTATAAGGGTCGGCTTGTTGACCGGCCCTTGCGGGGCCGTGCCTATCAGTCCGATTACGCTCGACGCGACCGATTGTATCGGCCGCGCGCCGTCGTCCATCTCTATTACTTCCACTCCATGCAGAAAATGTTCAGCCATTGTGCGCTCCTTCGTTTCGCAGGTTGTTGATTTGTTCGCGTAATTCCGCGCGCCGCGCGGTTATTTCCGGCGGCGTTTCCTTGCCCGTTTCCGCCCAGCGGACGACGTACCAGTCCGTATCGGCCAGTTCGTGTTCCATTGTGGCGATCCGCTCTTCGGTTGTCGGCGGCGGCGTGAAGAATTCAAGATTGCCGTCTTCGTCCAAGCGGGCGCGTTTGCCCGCATAAAGCTCTTGTTCGTCGGATTCGGAAATCAAAGCCGCGCCGTCCGGCAGTTCGCCGATTTCGCGGATTTCGCATATCTGTTGCGAATCAAGAAAAACCACCTTGTGTCCGCGGTAATCGGTTTTTTTAATCCACGCGCCGTTTTCGAATACCGCCTTTTGAAGCTCGGTTGTTTCCGGCGGCGGCGTTTCCGTCGCGTCGGCCGGTATTAAAAAAGCCCCTTCGTTCAAGGGGTCTTTTTGGCACTTGTATTCGCCGATGTATTCGCGGGTTTCCCGGCTGTATGAATAGACGATTTTTTCGTCCGGCGGTGCTGTTCGCTGTTTTGTCATGCGTTTTCCTTTTGGTTAGTATTTAATGAACATATTGCCGCGCGGTTTTCCCGCCGCGTTGAAATATCCCGGCAGGTTGTTCGCGCGCCAAGTTTCCGACGCCATGCCGAGAACGTGCCAAGACATGCACGCCCCTTCGCGTAAGGCCAAAGTTATCGCCGCGGCATCTATGGCGACGACGCACGCAATTATTCCTCGTTCCCCCGCGTAAAGATTCACACCGCCGCTGACAAAGGCGGGAGTGCTTTGGAACGGAACGTTAAAGGCTCTTGCGCCGTTGCCGTGGTTTGTGGTCGAGGTTATGGTCATTTGCCCGTCGGATAAAATAACGACCTTTTGCCCTTCTGCGGTGGCGTCATATACTTTCGTTATAGGCACTTTCAAATTCGGTAAATTGAAGGTTGTTTCGCCGTCGCCCGCGCCGTATGCCGTGCCTATTTTTGCGAACAGCCGCGCGTATAATTCGCGCGAAATCGCCGCGCCGTCGCATCTAAGAAATCCGTCCGCGTTTTCCACCGCCGCGGAAAATATGAACCCGACAAGACAATCCGCGTTGCTCAGGTCGTCTTTTGCGATTCCACGTCCGGCGATTGTTTCGCGCGACACGTTGTCCAGGTCTTCGCGCGCAAGCGGAAAGCCGCCCGGCGTCTGTCCGTCTTGCACCACGATTGTTTTCTTGTTCGTGTCGCAGGTTATTTCGCGCGACACGCCTTTGAACGCGGAATGCTCGGCGGTCGTGCCGCCGCGAATTTGTATTTGTATGCTCATGCTGTCCACCTAGAATCTTATGAAAAAGTTTATTGCGTGGTTCTTCGGCCTTACTTCGGTCGTGTTGTCGCGGCCGTAAGAATCCGACGACAGCGATGCATTTATCCCGAAGTTGTCGATTAGGTTTGTCCAGCTGCCTTGTCCGGATTGCATGCCCGCCGCCCCTACCTGTCGCCCAGTTCCAGTAAGCGCGCCGGTAAAATTGCCCGGCGCGGCGTTATTGCCGCCCACCGCGACGACGATGTTTTTTGTGTTTGACGTTATGTTCGGCGCGGCGTCATTCTGTTTCGTTCCTATCGCCTTGGCGAGCGTTCCGTCCGCGCCGCGTAAAAAGCAATCCCGAAAGTCCGGCAAACAAAAAGTCGTTTCGCCGTCGCCTGCGCCGTATTTCGTTCCTATTTTTGCAAACAATGCCGCGTATGTTTCGCGCGAAATCGCCGCCCCGTCGCACTTCAAGAATCCGATAAAACTCGCCAGCGGCACGGCTATGATTTCGCCGACCAAATCGGCGGCCAGCACCGCGCCGCGGGCTTTGATATCTTCGGCGGACACATTCGACAGGTTTTCGCGCGCCAGCGGGAACCCGCCCGGCGTCTGTCCGTCTTGCACCACGATTGTATTCTTGTCCGTGTCGCAGGTTATTTCGCGCGACACGCCCTTGAACGCGGAATGCTCGGCCGTCGTGCCACCGCGAATTTGTATCTGTATGCTCATGCCGTCCGCCTAGTATTTTATAAAGAAATTGACCGCATGGTTGGTCGGGCGGACTTCGGTTGCGCCGTTTCGACCATATGCGGCGCTCGCTCTGCTTGCGTCGATTTCGACCCATGGGGACGTATATGAAGAGGAATAATCCGCGCCGTTTCCGTTGTATGCCCGCATGGTAAACGCGCCGTTGTAGTTGAACGAATTGTTCCCCCATCGCCCGGTGTTGAATCCGCCGGTTATATTCGGGGCGGCATCCTGTTGCCTTGTTCCTATCGCCGCCGAATTGTCGCCAAGCCCGCGCAGAAAAGTTCCGCGATAGTCCGGCAGGTTAAAAGTGGTTGCGCCGTCGCCCGCACCGAACGTCGCGCCGATTTTCGCAAAAAGTTTCGCATAACTTGTCCGCGATATGGCCGCGCCGTTGCAAAGCAAAAATCCGGACAGCGAATCAAGCGGCGCGGCGGCGATCGTTCCTATAAGTTTGTCTTCGACAAACCGGCGCACCGATTCCCAAACTTCGGGCGGCAGATTCGACAGGTCTTCGCGCGCAAGCGGAAAGCCGCCCGCCGTTTCGCCGTCGTGGACGACGATTGTCCGCTTGTCCGTGTCTATCGTGATTTCGCGATTCGCGCCGATAAAAGTCCGATGCGCGGCGGTGGTATCGCCGCGTCTTTTTATTTGCACGCTCATGTTTCATTCCTTAATCTTTCAGCGTTCCGTAATCGTATGAGTAGTCGCCGACCGCGAAGTCGTATTCGAACACGGGTCTGTCTTCGGTGCTGAACGGAACTTCTTCAACCACGCCGCCGTAATCCGTGAACGATAAAAAAGTGCCTATTGTCGACCCCGTGCCGCCCATGCCGCCGTTGTAAATCAGCGAGACGTTGCTTGCGTTGGCGAACTTCAGAATCATTCGCACGCATAAATCTTTGACCGCGCCTTCTTCGATGACCGGCTTATAGGTCGCGGGGTATTTGCCTATCGCGAACAGCTCGCCGTCCGCGTCGAAAATCCCGACTTCCCGAATCCAAAATCCACCTGCGTCGCCCTTTATAATGGCTTCCGCTATCACTTTGTTTTGGTCGGTCGTGTCCAGCGCGACGCGGGTCAGCGTCGTGCGGTACACTTCGCTTCGCAGGGCGTTTTCGCGGCCGTCCGGGTCATACTCCGCATCGCCCAGCGCAATCGACCGCAGGGAAATCTGCGCGCCGTTCGTCAATGCCATTGCTTGCTTTTCCAATCCGCGGGCGGTCAGCAATGAATAAAATTCTTGTTCCATTTTTCATTCTCTTGGGTAGACGCAAATCGTTTCTTCGTATCCGAACCGGCTTGCAAGATTCGGGGTCGCGTTGTCCGTTTCCGTCTTCGCGCCGATTGCTTCCAGCCACGAGCGCAGGTTTTTCGTCTGCATTATTGTTTGGTATATCTCTTCGCAATTTTTAACGCTCGCGCCGCCCGCTATGAACTCGATGACCGCGCGGAACGTGAAGGGGTCGCCGCCGTATTCGAACCATTCCTTTATGTCCACTTTCGCGTAAGTGAACGCCGCCAGCGCGCGCCGAAGCGCGCCCAGCGTTCCCTTCTGTTTATGCACCTGTACGCTCTGCCGAATGGTCGCGCGCTTTTGCGCGTCCGGCCAGTCGTCGTTCCACACGTCGACCGAAACCGCCCAAGCCAGCCACGGCAGAATATGCGCGGGGCAGTTGTCGGGGTTGTTCAGCCAGCTCAGTTGGTTGTTATGCAAAAGCGAAAGCCGCGCGGCGGTCGCGGATTCCCAATCTTTCAACAGCGGCGTCGCGTTCGGCGGCAATATGCTTTTAATTCGTGTCATTGACGACCACCACTTCAAGGTTTATGTCCGTGCAAAACGCCGCCTGCGATTTCGTCGCCGCTATATCGGCGTCCGGCTTTATCAGTTGCACCTTCTGAACGCCTTCGGCATGCAGGGCGTCGAATATCCCCGAAAGCGCGACCATCGCCCCGATATTGTGTTGCCTGTCCACGTATCGCCGAAGGTTCGCCGTGTATTGTTCCGTCGTTATCGACACGCTCGGCCCCGGAAAGACGTAAATCTTCGCGTGTATCGCGAACGGGACTATTTGCGCGCTCCGCACAATCACGTTGTCGGTCAGCGGCCGCTTGTCTTCCTTGCCGACGTAATCCGCCACGGCCTTTATCAGCTCCGTGTCCGCCGCGCCGTCGCCTTGATTCGATAAAATCGAAATCAGAACCTTTCCTTCGGCCGGCGATTGCACGCTTGCCGATTTGACCCGTTGGTCGGCGGTCAAGGCATGGAATAAATACGCCTTTTCGCTTCCGGCCGTGGTCAGCCCCTCAAGTGCGAGCTGGGTGCGATACCGCAGGCGTTCGTCTTGTTCGTTTTCTTGCCGCTCGATTCCGTAAAACGCCGCCAAGTTGTCAAGGTCGGCATCGGCCGCGTATGCCAGCATGTTCGCCTTCGCCGCTTCGTTGATTTTTTGCCGAAGCAGCACTTCGCGGTATGCGGCGCATTGCAGGGCGGCGATCGCGGGGTCGCTTTCAAGAAGCGCATCGTATTCCGGACGCCGCGACTTGAAATCCGCCAGCAGTTCTTGGAATATCTTTTCAAAGTCCAATTCTTCCACTATCTTCGGCGGCGGAAGCGACGCCAAATCCACGTAGTTCGGCGTCAAAAAGTTTTTGACGTCGTCGGTTGTTGCTGTTTGCGGCATGGTCGCCCCCTATGCAATCGTCATGTTTTCGAATTTCACGGATTCGCCGGTCGGCAAATAGACGCCTTCCAAATCCAGCGTTATCTTGCCGTTCTCTATGCTGACCACGGACACGCCGGAAACTTCGAACCGCAGCTCGTAGTCGAACAACGCTGCCACCACGTCGCTGTAAATTTCGGCGACAAGCTCGCCCGTAATCGGCGCGTCCGTCCGCCGGAACAGGCGCGACCCGTAATCGCGCCGCATGACGCGGCTTCCAATCGGCGTCGTCAAAATGTCGGCGATGCTCTGCCGCAGGTGCGCCAGCCCGCCCAGCGGCCTGCCGGTCGTCTTGTCCATTCCGTTCATTGTTTTGCTTCCTTGCAGTATAAAAGGGAAATGTCGCCCTTTATGGCGAACTCCCTTGCTTGGTGTTCCGCCGTCGTGCAGAAAAATCCGTCGCACGCGAACGGGTCTTTGTCGTGCGCGGGGTAGTCCGCTGGTATTTCGTCGAGGTAATCCGGCCCGTAAATGTTTTTGCCTTCTTCGTTCTTGCCGACGGCTTTTTTCAGAATGGCCGCGCCTTGTTTCCGTTCCAGCTTCGCCCATTTCGCGAACTCGTCGGGGAACAGCTTGCGTATCAATGCCCAGTATGCTTTTCCCGCCTTTATGCACCCGATGCAGTTGTTGTGCTTGAACCCCAGCGAATACATTTCCGGCTCTTTTATTCCGGCGGCCGCCAAAACGTTTTTACAGCGTTGCTTGTCGAACTTCTCTTCTATCAGCGGGAAGTAATGATTCATGCCGCGTTCAAGTTTCAGCCGAATGGCGCGCTCTTCCGCAGACCCGACATAATTAAACGCGCGGACGTTGACTTCGTGCGGCGTGTAATCGTATCCGATTATGTTTATAACCTTGTATCCCTTTTGTTCCCATTCCTTCGCCACGGAATTGTAAAAACTCCGCTTTAACTTGTCCGTGCATATCTTGACCGCCCCTATCATTTTTTCTTTCACGACGCAATCGAACGGGCTTGAATATCTGCGCGACTGAACTATGTTTATTTTTTGCCCATACCAGTTTTCGCAGTCGTGCAGAAACCGAATTGAATCGGGGTGCGACGCCCCCGTTTCGATATAATAAAGAACGACCGGCAGACCTTTGTCCAGCGCAAGTTTGCACGCCACGGCGGAATCTACC